GTTGCGCTTGATTTGACAATTCGTCGTATAAAAAATAAGCCTTTTAACGCCATGCTAAGGGCACTACTGTTTTTCTCGATTGTATTGACGCACTAGTCCATGCTTATTAACAAACTTACGAGTAACTGACTGACGACGTCTCACTAATTCTTGTGCAGCCGTAATATCACTTTGATCGCCAAGCTTTTTAGCTGCTATCAATTTACGCTTAGCTTTTCGTACCTCACGTTCAAGTCGTCGCTGAGTTTGTTCTAATTGATACCTAGCAGCATTGTCATCATCTGACTGCTGTGGCACTGGCATTGAACCGTAGCCTTCGATATATGGAATCGTATAATGTCGGCAATTAATGCCCCCAATGCCAGTAATCGTACCGTATCCCGTTGTTGATTCAAAATCTGGATATTTGTCCGTATCACCATCCAATGAGTAGACATGGTCTTGATACTGCAAGTGGCTTGGACGGCATCCCATGTGAGAACTAACTTTAACTAACGAACCATACTGGCGATACCTAAGTAACTCTGTATCATTCGTAGCACTATTAATACTTGAGTTAACCACTGTCCGCACATAGACATCTGGTGACCATTTTCGACCAGCCTTATCAACAAGTGCGGGTACACCTTGTTCTGCCCATTGCTCACTAGCTTTAGCTATTGCTTTGATGGCAGTTGTACCACTATCAATTGACCGCTTTGCATCACCAACAATTCCCCTAAACATCTGATACGCATTAGCGCTCATATTACGTCTAGCAAGGTTCAGATAATTATCCGTCTCTGTTAACTGGTCATCAACAACTTGCTTAAACTGTTGCGAATCCTTGATCGAATCCACTTGCTTTCCAGTAACCTTTTTAAGCCACTTTTCAGCTTGTTTGACATTATCTTGACTAATTGTACTAAGTCTTGTGTGCAATTGCTTAGACGCATGCTGTGTAGGTGAGACAGTTATTTTAGCAGCATATTTTCGTACATCGTCCGCATGGTTAAGTAACTCGTTTACCCATTCATTATCCCTATCATCATGTTTAGATGCTTCATTTCCTATTAGGTTGATAATGTAAGACCAGATCAAGTCTTCAACACTAGCATAGTTGTTAGCATCTTCATCAGAATAACCCGATAAATCCCATGGTTTAAGCATCATCCTCACCATCTTTACCATTACCACCGACAACATCTTCAATTGCACCTTCGACATTTGCTGTTTCTGCATTGATTTGGTCAAGAACCTGTTGAGCTTCAACATCAGTAATTCCATTGGCACGTTTAATTGCTTCTAGTTGTGTCATAACGGGGTGATTACCATTCGCCTTCATGTAATAATCCAAATTATCATTCCGGTCTTTAGCAATCGAATCATCAAAGTTAACAGAAATATCAAGATCTGTTTGACCTGAATATTGAACATTGGAATCATTTTTAGCCAGCTCCACAATAATCTGGCAAATATGTTCAATTGCTTCTCCAATCAACGTTTCATGACTGTTTTTGGATTGATACGTATCACTATTCTCACTAATTACCGCTGTCGCTGTGATAACACCCTGTTTGCTGTCAAATGTAAACATATCCGCGCTAAATCCAATTTGTGAGGAGTAGAAATGCAACAGATCATTGATTCCAGATACGATTGCTTCATTTCGCAGTCCTAATGTAATATCAGTCGGTTTCACTGACTCACCATCACCGCCACTCATTGTCGTGTTGTATGCCATATAGACATCTTCATTCCAATCAACATAATACCGTGTTTTACCGGTTTGTGGATCAACTTCACGTTTCAATTGATTTGCTGGTGCGGCAATACGCCGTTTTCCTTTGACAAATTCTTGGAATAACAAGTCATAGGCTTCATCTAACTGGCGCAATGTGTCTATGGCGTTAGCGTAGATAGGAATACGCAATGGACTGTCAATGTGCAAGTTATTAGCTAAATTAGGCTTTAAATAAATAAACGTCGGCCGTGAATAAAGCTTTTTGGAATACCTAGTTGGCTGCGGTGACATGTTTTTGAACGCATCTGGCAAGTTACTCCAATCATCAATCTTCACACCCAAATCATCATTGCTATTGGTCGTACTCTTGTAAATCTCGTTAGTCACGACATAGTCTGTATCGGTTTCTTCATGCCATTCCAATAACGTATAGTAATGACTGTCACTCATGAACTTGGAGGCAATGACGGCTTCACTTACACCATTAGCATCTGACGTGATTGGATAGAATGCATCAGCAGTAGCAAATCGAATCTTTACTTTACCACGATCAGTGTACAATCGGATAACAATGCCACCAGTTGCGAACATATATTCTAAGTAACGTTCAAAATTGTTATAAAAATGATTGTCCTTCAAGGTTTGCTGTACGAACTGATTCTCAACCGTTTGATAATCATCTGGCGATGAGGGATCATCAGGATTCTTCGCGTTTTTGGGGCTAACAGTAATGACAGCCTTTTGATTGAATACTAAACTTGCCATCTTCTTGGCGGCAACTTGTCCCATGTTTAATGACATTTTCTGACGGTCTAAATAAGAATCGTTGGGTAACTTTTTGTGTATTTTCAACCATTCCGGTGTTGACTGATAAATGCTAAACCACTTAGCAATCAATCCATACTGGTCATCATCCGCCATTACCTTCTTATGGTCAGTTACGCTTTGCAACTCAGTAGCTAATCCCATTTTGACTAACACCCCCTTTATCCAATCATGTATTCTGTTAAACAAGGCTAGTAACCTCCCTTGTATTTCTTCGTAAAGTAATTAGCAGCGTACCGACACTCGTCCATTGCATGGTTATTAGCATCGACCGGCTTACCGGTTGTTTCATCACGTACATACATACCAAGTTCTTTAACAAAGTGATAATTATCATAGCTCTGATTTGCTAGTCCACTATCCGGCGTATCAACTAAGACAAACTGACCATCTGCAATCAATGATTGTTGCCGCTGAATGCCGACTTCAATTCCTTTAGAGTTACCAACATGATCATGCCCGTTGTTATCCGCCTTACCAGCTTCAACGCCAACCTTAATTAGCTCTTGTCGTAATGCCAATGAAGCGGGATCCACTAACACCATCGAGTAGTGCAGTTGGTATGTGTTAACACACCACAAAATAAATCTTCTTAATTCTGTGGCATATGTGCTCATTGCCTTTGTTTGTCCGGTCTCCGTACCACTGTGATAATAATTGGCAACACGGTTTAGAACAAACTTAAAACGCCCATCAGGTTGCCGGACACGGGTAACAATATTGCAACTCATTGTTGTGGCATCATCTTGACCAGCATCACCAGTAAAAAACATTTCAACTGGTTGTCCAATCAAGGTATGATTAGTCATACTGTCTTGGTCAAACTGGTCATAGATAATCCCCTGTGGCATGACTCTTAATCCTAACCAATCACGCTTGTACAGATATGGATTTTTTTTTAGCTGCGTCTCCATCTCAGCCAGACGCTTGGTTGTCATCACTGGGTTATCAGACATACGCCAATGTAACCAGTGCGCATCGGGCTCATCAAAAAATTTAATAATTGGGTCTTGTGGTGCCGGTGGGTTAAGATCAGCAAGATGATAGCGATACTTAGCTGCGGCCGTCCGCCGAAAGGTTTCATCAAGGAATTCATGGTTTAACAAGTTGATTTCAGAATACGCAACTGAGCCTAATGACATACCACGGATAGCATTAGCACTGTTTGACTTGGCCCCACCTTTGAAGTAAATCTTCTTTTTTCCACTCGGTAGGTCTAAAGCTAAATGATCGCCACCACGATCACGTCTCAAATGACTAGCACCATCAAATATATAGGCTAGTCCCATGCCATCACCTTCGATAAACAGGTTATAAGCAAGTTCCTGGTTATAGGCGCTGACTAAATGGTTCTCATCCGTTGTTGCCAAATAAAACAGCGCTAACCGGGCATCATCAGCCGCCGTCTTGCCAGCACGAATTGAACCTTCATTCACATCAAACAGATGGTCGAATGGAGAAAAAATAAACGTTGCCTGTTTCTTACCATATTGAATACTACTTAGTGGTGTTTGCATCGTCTTCCTCCTCCTTCGGTACTAACTGTTGTGCTCCTTTAGCTAAAGCTTTAAGCAATGGATTTACATGACCAACGCCTTCAAGTTCATTAGCCTTATGCTCAACAATGCGAGCATCCGCGTTAGCCTTCCTGATTTGTGCCTCCCGAAGTTCATCATTACCATCCGCCGAGCCAAACCCAGCCATGGTTAGAATCGTTGTATTTGCTTGTAAGCGTACCATCTCAGACTTGGCATTTAAGGATAGCTGGTGTAACTGTTTGACTGCATCCGGCACATAACCATCCAATGCGATATGGCGGTATTCTTGCTGAGCTTTGATAAAGGTTTGGTTCTTCTTCCAATTGGCAAGTGTCTGTCGTGAACGGTTTACCGTTTTGGCGATTTCTTCATCAGTCAGTTCATCTTCAAACAGCATGATAACAGCCTTTTTCCGCCGTTCATCAAGGCTTTGAAAAGCACCATTTTGTAAACTTTTGTATACTGTCATTACATACCACCACACCTCCGTTAATTGGAATTAATTACATTAATACAACTTGGCTAGATCATTATTAGCAAGTGTGCTATCTAGCATATTACCTAATGGATTTACAATCTTTTCATCATTGCAGATATCGTCGAGCCCAGCCTCGTGCATCATTGCGTGTACCATTTCGGGCATGAGCGTTTGACGCTGCTTTTGTTCTGACAATTCTTTGCGAATGTAAATCGTGGCACCAGGATAATCAGTTACTCCCCAACAAGCATCACCGGAATCTTCAAGTCGCTTCTTTAAGACAACGGTATAATTAATACCACTGATTTTTACATACGCTGGTAGTTTCATTCCGCATCTCCTTATTTTTATCCAAACTAAAAGCGCCATGCTGTTTAGCACGACGCTTATCCTTGTACCACTTATCTAGCCGGGCATCAGCCTGCACCCATTCAGGCGGCTCGTATCCGTACTTGCTGTGTATCATTACTGCCATGACACCACTCCTAAATTTATGTAAAACAAAAACGCCCCAAAGGACGTTTAAAGATATTCTTTTAATAAAATGTCTTATTACTTGAAACCAATCCTGAAATAAAACTATCAGAAAAGCGAAATATTTGTGACACAAATTCAGGTTCAAACTTAAAATACTCTAGCACTTCTCCAAAGGGCATCACTTTATCATTTATTAATTTAAATAAAGCAGCAACTTTCCCAGGCCTTTTGATGCTCATTGTTGAATCCAAGGGTTCCCTAGACACATAATGTTTCTTATACCTGTTGGCAAAAAAGTTCTTATTTTCTTCAGAAGTAACCAATCCTAATTTAAAACCTCTATATTCTGCAGTTGTCAAAGATACCCAATACTCCTGTTTTATAGCTAAGTAATCATCAGGAACAGATTTTCTTCTAACAGTCGCCATCAAATCTTTCATTTCAGATTTTGGTAGCAAGAACGCAGAAGCAAATTGATTAGCTTCCAACTCATATCGTTTAAAATCCGGTGCTTCCAGCATATTAAAATCAACATCAGAGTGTAATACCAAATGTCCTAATTCATGAGCTACATCAAAAAGTCGACGCACAGCACTCTTTCCCGTAACACCTAAAACTATGAAAGGAGACTTTAACGATCCATCTGGAAACCGTGTCCAGGCACTATACGCACCAGCGTTTAGTGCTAGTTCTTTTTCAAACACATATGCGCCCGCCTTCTCTACATAAAATAATAAGTCTTCGTTACTTCTGACTTGTATTAAGTCTCTAACCATGGCAGCAGTCTGTTCTATTAATTCTTGTCGATCAACAACATTATTCCTCTCAATCTTCCTGGCAAGTGTGACCGCTTGTTTCAAAACATTTTGCTTTAAATTTAAAAATGATTCACAATAATCAATCAACGCAGAAGCAAAATTAATCTGAGCAGCTCCTTCACGTACGTTTTTTCGACTATTTCTATCAGTCGACCTATATGCAATTGCTTCTTCATCAGTTACATTATCTACTATAGGTTTCGTAAAGAAGAACGAACTTTTGACCCTAAAAAAATGGCTTAGTTTCAAAACATTCATCATTTCAGGCTGTATATTATTATTTTCGTATTGACCAACTGCTTGCTCACTTATCGAGAGTACTCTGCCAAGGTCTTTACGAGATATTCCACGAAGATTGCGAAGACTTTTTACATTTTCTCCATAAAACATCATTAGAACCTCACTTTATTAACTATTTCTTCTCCCTTGTATTCTCTTTAACAGCTTTTATCTCTTGATTATCATAATATAGATAACTAGAGCTAGGTTCTTTGTCTGGGTCGAAATCTTTTGACAAAGTGCTATTATTCATAAATTCATCTGGAATTTTAACTTCACTAGCTGCATTTAATTCAGACAAATCTTCGATCAACTTAATCTGCCCATCATATACAAGGTTTAAACTCATCTTGTCAATATCAATGCCCTTATCAATATTATAAATTAATAAATAGAATGCGTCTGCAGATTCTAATTTTCGTACGTCAATTTGTTGATCATTGGGCATATTCAAAGCATCATCTAAAAGGTTAAGTTGTTCTGAATTTCCAGTAAACAAGTCAGAATATGGTTCGTTTACATTCTCACTCCATTGGCTAATATAATTCTTATGCAAATCTTCTTTTTTGGCAAGATTTGATTTTTTGTTTAAAAAAGCAGACCCTTTCTGTGCAATCCAAATACTTTGATGATTGATTTCAAATTCAAACCTTAAAAAATCCCATCCTGCTGCCTTGTGCAAGCTATAACTGCCTAGATTCTTTTCGTTTAAGTCTTTTGCAATATTATCATCAATATGATTGCTTCGAGTCCATGCGTATCCACCACTAACTTCCATAGACTCTTTTTTCTGAATTCTTTCTGTCAAATACTCGACGAAGCCTGTCCGAGTAGCATCTACAAGCAGTTTTTTCACATCGTCATTCAATAACGGTAATTCGGTCATTTTCTATCCTCACTTTATTTATTTTAAAATTATTATACCACTTACTTTCATTTTTTTAACAGTTTTATCTTTTTAATTTAGTAATATTGCTGACAGGACTCGAACCCGCATCCCATTGTGGCTTACCAATTAGCCCACAGCGATACTCGCATTCAACGGCCGACGTTAAACACGAAGACTAATGCCGACGGCAGAGAGGAGCGCATCACCCCTTATAAATCCGCCGGCTACACAGATAGCTGGATTTGAACCAACATAGACAGTTTTGGAGACCGCCATCTTGCCAATTAGATCATATCTGCTTAATAATGGCACTTAATTCAGTTCTGTGCGCATAAACTAATCCATATTGACAATGATCACTGCTGGACCATCAAAGCTAAATACTTTCTGGTCTCCAACAGTGATTTTTGCTTGCTCCTCTAACTGTAAGCTAATGGTCTGAATGCCTAAGCGAGATTCTAATTCCTTCGAAAGATCCTTAGTTGTCACATCCTTTAAGTCCATTATTTCATCTTCCTCTCCTTAAAATTAACGTAGCCTGCTGGGCTCGAACCAGCGACAACCTGATTAACAGTCAGGTGCTCTACCAACTGAGCTAAGGCCACATGAATGCTAGACGTACAAGCTGGGGTGGCTTACCTAACATTCGATAATACTAATTTACTCCCCTTTTTGACTCATTTACCGGAATCAACACGGAAACTTGTCGGAATTTACTCGGAATTTTGTCGGAGTAAATTTAGCCCTCGTCGTAGTGAGCAATAATCTCTGGCTCATACTTTTTAACGATCAGGTCTTCCACGCCATCCGGATATATCTCAGCGAACATTAACTGGGCTTGTTTCAAATACTTATTAAATGTTTTGTCGGAGATATTCAGGTTAATCATGCACTTAGTTTTTGAATACCGTTTAACATAGAGCAGCATTAATAGCTCTGAATATTTCTCCGTTTCTTCATCAATTGTAACAGCTTCAATGACCTTGACAACTAAATTAGCCATAAAATCATCGTTAGCTTTACTAACTTGCTTGTCTTCAATATGGTTGCCATAGCTAGGACTTTTAGGCATTCCGTCCATTGCTGGACTTTGCAGGTTGAAATTAACCCTGCGAGCTCGTAGTCGCCACTTCCAATAGTCTTTTAGCACCCGTTCCGCATTAGCAATTGTTCGTTCTTCATCCACGTCCTTAAAAATGCTCTCCATCACTGCCACCCCTTGTTTTGACTGTGCTATAATTAATTTTGTGGGAATCAATCGTAACGGCGTCAGTGATGGCGGCGCTTTTTATATGTTATACTGGCAACGGTCATACGAGTGGTCCTAATGACTAGCCGCCTTAATTGGTGGCTTTTTTCTATTGCCATTAATTTCCAATAGTATTAGAATTTAATGGCACGCATGTGCAAGCCAATGCTCACTACAGTTGTGAATAGTAGTGAGCTTTTTTGTTCACCCATGACGTTGTATAACCCATGTCAGCAAGAGCGCAATAACTACATAAACAATGATGACTCCTAGCACGATTGAACCAATCCAACTAACTAACTGCCACGGGGTTGCGTTCCATATTGCTTCAAATATCTGTTTCATTTGTCCGTCTCCTGTTTACGTTTTTCGATAAAAGGTGTAGATATGAATACTTTTCCTAGAAACACTTTAAAATCAGCCTTTCAGCAGTTCCGGGTTCTCGTGTGCATTACCGTGTACTGAATATCCATCAAAACTAATTACTTGTTCTAACGGATATATTTTTTCGTTGCAATTAACCACATAACTCGCATAGTCGGGACGATATTCTACGAGGCCGATGTGCTCTTCTTCTCTAGGGTCATATTCGTCCCCAACACACCATGTACTCCCAAAATGCAAAATATCGCCTTCATAGATTTCCTTACCGTTCATGTCTTTCAGGCCGGTAAACTGTTCAAGCTTAAAATCACTTGCATCTAAGGCGTCCAAGGTCAACCCTTTCAATTCGTCATATTCCCTAATTACCTTGCACTCGTTGTCCCACGCTCTAAACTTAATCATCGTCGCCATCTCCTAATGTAATATCGTCTACACCTGCAAACAAATCCAAAAATTCCGTCTAATACCTACCATTATTCCACCATAAACACGCTAAGATCCGACATTTCTTCACCAGGACTATCTAAATTTGTTTCTGTAATGCTATAACAGTATTTTTCATTTACATTATCAACTTTTCTAATGAAATCGATTGCTTTTTCCTTTGTGACGAATTGTCAAATCAAGCGCAA